GTAATTCCATATCCACCCGTTTGAGGAGTACCAATTAAAAATTTAACACTGCTGTTAGGGTCCTGTAATAGTTTGATATTATTTTGTCTTTCACTTTGTGGAGTATCTCCATAGTAAGTAACATAAGAGTCTTTACCAAATTCTTTTTCAACAGCTTTAATGATAGCATGAATATCATATCTATAATGTGCCCAGATAACTGCTTTGTTTTCAACTTCTCTTAATATATCAATCAAGGCATCTAATCTTTCATTTTTAATTTCTTTGATAGATCCATCATCAGCAGTAAAATGACCACAAGTTATTTGATGTAGTCTCATCAATTGAACAAGTGCTGTAGCCGTAGTCATAACTTTACCATCCATAGCTGCAAGAGCTATTTGTTTCATAGACTCATATATTTTCTTTTGTTCTGAACTTAATTGAATAATTCTTTTTGTATAAACATAATCCGGTAAATCTAAACAATCTTCTTTTAAAACTCTGTAAGAAAACAATTCTAATTTTTTAGATAATTCATCAAGATTACGATAACCAACAACAAGTTGAATAGATCGTCCACCAAAGTTAGCTGTCTTTAATACTGCATAACGGGTCCTAAATGCATAGTAAGAAGAATAATCCAATAAATAAGGATCAAGAAACTCACATTGTTTATATAGATCTAATGGAGATTTAGTAACAGGAGATCCAGTTAGTATCCTTCTATATTTAGCTGATCTTCCTAAATTAACAATTGATTTAGTTCTAATAGCATCTGGGTTTTTTATAGTAGTAGATTCATCTATTGCCATTAAAGTTTTATGACAACTTAAAAACTTTTCAGCAAATGCAACTCCATGTTTTGTAGACATAGATTCTACATTCATTATTAGTATATGAAGATCATGACTTGATTCAAATAATGGCTCAACTTCTTTTGAAACTATTTTATTATCTTTCATGAAAGAAGCTTTCCATAAAACCTTTTTCATTTCTATATGTTTAGGTAGATGTGTTGGAATCTCTATATCACTCCATGTTTGATAAACACCTTTAGGGGCTATAATTAGAGCACCATCAATCTTACCTTTGTCATACAACATAGCTATATTATCAATGAGAACTTTTGATTTACCGGTTCCCATTTCCATAAAATAGGCAAATACTTCTTTATTCCAGGACCTCTCTAACGCAGTTATTTGATGCGCATAAGGCTTAGTTTTAAATTTATAATTCATATATTTAACACTTTATCTTTCTATAAAAACGAATTATAACATACTTATTACTAATTTGTCAAATACGAAAGTATGGAAAATACGGTTTATATTATACAAGAATTACCTGGTACAAGGATTGGACAACCAAAATTTAATATTTTGGGAGCACAAAAATTTGGTAAATTAAAAACATTATTACCAGAATATTCACAAATGATATTAAGTCCTGGGCCATTAGTTGCAAAACTAAGGTCTTTATTAAAAGATTATACACCAAAAGATTATTTACTACTTACAGGTGATCCCGCCATAATTGGTGTGGCCTGTTCCATAGTATCCGATATTACAAATGGTAGATATAATCTGTTAAAATGGGATAGACAAGAACAGACTTATTATTCTATTGAAATCAATTTATATGAGAAAGGAAATATTGAATCCTAGATATTGACATAATAATTAAATTAATATATACTTTGAGTTATGAAAGTAAATAAACAACAAATAGAAAGAAATAAAATGCAAAACATAAACTTTGAACAAGACCAAACAGAATCATTAACACAAGTTAATGACGCTAAAGTTTTATCTGATCAAGTAGTTAAATTAAAAAATCTTGAAGATAAAATAGTGCAAGCAGAAGAAAATTTAAAAAAATTAAAAGAAGAAGCAGATGTTCTATCAGGGGAAGTCATTCCTACTATGATGACTGAAATGAATATCTCAACATTGAAATTAGCAGATGGTACCGCTGTAGAAGTGAAACCCATCTACGGTGCTTCAATTTCCGCTGAAAGGAAAGAAGAGGCATTTAACTGGCTTCGTATAAACGGTCTAGGTGATCTTATTAAAAATGAGGTTACCGTTTCTTTTGGCCGCAACGAAGATAACAAGGCAATTGCTTATGCAAACCTTGCAGCAGAGCGTGGATATCAACCAGCCCAGAGATTAAAGGTTGAACCCATGACTCTCAAAGCATTGGTCAGAGAGCGTATCGAAGCTGGGAAAGATATGCCCTCTGATCTATTTAACGTGTTCGCAGGAAACAGAACCAAAATAATAAGGAAATAAACATGAACAAAGCACAAAGTACAATGGACCAAGGAACAAAAAAGTCCAACGCAGTGTCTGAGAAAGCAACTGCGGGAGCTTTAGCTGTTAGCTTCTTTGAAGAAGATGCAGATAAAGGTCTGAGTAATATGGGTCATGAAGACCTAGCATTACCTTTTCTTAAAATACTAGGACAACTATCTCCAGAAGTTAATAAGAGAGATGGTAAATACGTTCAAGGTGCAGAACCTGGAATGATTTATAACTCTGTAACAGGAGAGTTGTTTGATGGTGAAAAAGGAATTGATGTCCTACCCTGTCATTACAAATTAGAATATATTGAATGGCAAGATAGAGGAGAAGGTTCTGGCGCTCCAGTTGGAATACATCCATCATCAAGTGATATATTAACAAAAACAAAAAGAGATGCTTCTTTTAAAGACAGATTACCAAGCGGTAATTATGTTGAAAAAACTGCAAGTCATTTCTTAATTATTTGTGGTCAAACTCCAACGACTGCTCTATTGGCTATGAAATCTACTCAATTAAAGATTAGTAGAAAATGGAATAGTATGATGGCAAGTATAAAGATGAAAGGTAAGAATGGATTATTCACACCGGCATCTTTTAGCCACATTTATAAGTTAAGAACTGTACAACAGTCTAACGATAAAGGAACTTGGTTTGGTTGGGAAGTTAGCAAAGTTGGTCCTGTAGAGGATTCTAACTTGTATCAACAAGCTAAAGCGTTTGCTGAAAGTGTTTCAAGAGGAGACATTAAAGTAAAGCATGGTGAGCCTAACGGATCTGAAAAGACTTCTGAAGCCCACTTTTAATTAATACCAGGGGCAAGGTAATACTTGCCCCAAACAACAAGGGCATTTATGGAGAAAGAATTTGCAGAAATATTTAGTGGACTAAAAAGAAATTTTGGTATCGCTTACTTAGACGAATTTACAATTGACGAAAAAACAGGAAAGAAAAAACCAAAAAAATATGGTTGGTCTTTTAAAGAGATAACGGACAAACACTATTCAGATCACATAAAAGGTAAGACATCTATTGGTATTCAACCTTGTGATGATGATGGCATGGCAAGTTTTGGTGCCATAGATATTGACGATACAGAACATAGTTATGCAAATTTTCCATATAAAAAATATTTAGATATTATAAGAGAAAACAATCTTCCATTAATTCCAGTTAAATCAAAGAGTGGTGGTTTACATTTATATTTATTTTTAAAAGAAAAAACTAAAGCAGTATTTTTAAGAAATTTTTTAGAAAACTTATTGTTTACATTAAAACTAAAACCTAACACAGAGATATATCCTAAACAAACTGAACTTGGATTTGATGAAGAGAAAAAAGAATGGTCTAATGGTCAGTATATAAATCTTCCTTACTTTAATGAAAATGAAAGAGTTGCAATTAACTATGATGGAACTCCATTTACATTAGAACAATTTATTAAAGTAGTTAATCATAATAAAAAAACAAAAGAAGAACTAGAAGAGTTTTCGCTTGCCCTTGTGAAAACTGTCTTACAAGGAGGTCCTGATGAATTTAATGATGGCCCTCCTTGTCTACAGATTTTATCCAAAAATGAATTATCAGATGGTAGAGATAGATGGCTCTATAACTATATGGTGTTTGCAAAGAAAAAATATGAGGATAATTGGCAAAACGTTGTTAAAGCAGCACCACAAAAATATTTTATAAAAGATTCTAATGGTGTTGTATTGGATGATTGGGGGTCAGAAAAAAAAATAATAGATAAAATTAA